GCAAGGAGCAATTCTGGTGGTGGCGGTGGTGCACAATTTAAATGGAGAAATGAACAGTTTATATCTGACGATGGAGTTCCAAGACATGGTGCTAATGGTGTTGTAGTTATTCGATATGTCACAGGAGAATTAAGTGCTATTGGTGGAAATATGAGTACCAATGGAATTTATACACTACACACTTTTACCAGTAATGGTACAATAACAATCAGTAGTGTTACTTCAAATTTATATTCATGGGGATTAAATTTATATGGTCAATTAGGACAAAATAACACGAGTTATCGATCAAGTCCAACACAAGTAGGAACAGAAACAGATTGGAATTTAATAAGTATTGGTTTTTCTAGTGTTGTAGCCACTAAAACAAACGGTACTTTATGGTCATGGGGACTTAACCAGTATGGACGATTAGGACTTGGTGATAGAGCTTATCGATCCAGTCCAACACAAATAGGCACAGGAACCAATTGGAATAATATAAATCATGGAGATATTTCAGTTGTAGCAACAAAAACTGATGGTACTTTGTGGACATGGGGATCAAATCAAGACGGTGTATTAGGACAAAATAACATGGTTTATCGATCCAGTCCGGTTCAAGTAGGAACAAACACCAATTGGAGTAAAATATCCTCAGGTATAAATGCCATCTTAGCCACCAAAACTGATGGTACTTTATGGGCATGGGGAACTAATAGTCAAGGCGAATTAGGACTTAATGATAGAATTAATCGATCCAGTCCAGTTCAAGTGTCATTTGATACAAATTGGAGTAAAATTTTTAACAAAAAAGGAATTTCACTAGCCATTAAAACTGACGGCACTTTATGGTCTTGGGGTTCAAATTTTTATGGCCAATTAGGACTTAATGATAGAATTAATCGATCCAGTCCAACACAAGTTGGAATAGCAACAAATTGGAGAGATATATCTTTTGGTGCAGCTATAAAAACCGATGGCACCCTATGGTCATGGGGAAGAAATCAACTTGGCCAATTAGGACAAAACAATTTAATTTATAGATCCAGTCCAGTTCAAGTGGGAACAGCAAATAATTGGCTAACTGTTTCATCTGGAACAACATCAGATCGATCAGAAAATATGTCTGCCATTAAAACAGATGGTACTTTATGGTCATGGGGACAAAATCTAGATGGTGTTTTAGGAACTAATAACACAACTTATAGATCCAGTCCTGTTCAAGTAGGAACTGATATCACTTGGTCAAATGTTTCAGTTGGTTATGGTACTATGTTGGCCACCAAAAAATCTTAAAAAAACTAACTAAATGTCACGGTATAAATACCTTGATATAGGAGATTAATATGCCGGCCGTAACAAATAGACAAACACTAAAAGAATATTGTTTGAGAAGATTAGGTTTTCCTGTTATTGAAATTAACGTGGATGATGACCAGATAGAGGACCGTATTGATGATGCTCTACAATACTGGCAAGATTATCATTTTGATGGCTTACAAAAAGTATATTATATTAAAGCCATAACACAAACCGATATCAATAACAAATATCTAGATTTAACAAACGTAAGAGATGATGCTAATAATGCTCTAGACATTGTTGGTATAACTCGTATATTTCCAATTACTGATTCTCAAGCCACAATCAATATGTTTGATTTGCGGTATCAATTACGTTTAAATGAGTTGTATGATTTCACTTCTGCATCATATATCAATTATACACTAACACATCAACATCTACGTTCTTTAGAAATTATGTTTTCTGGAGAAGTACCAATTCGTTTTCAAAGACACATGCGAAAACTTTTTATTGATTGGGCATGGGGTCGTTCAGCCGCTCCAGTAGGATCAATTGTTGTTGCCGAGTGTTGGGCTAATATTAATCCTGATGTTTATAATCGTGTATGGAATGACCGTTGGGTTAAAGAATATGCCACAGCACTTATCAAAAGAACATGGGGAAATAATCTAAAGAAATTTTCTGGTGTTCAATTACCTGGTGGTGTAACACTAAATGGTAAAGAAATATTTGATGAAGCAGTTTTAGAAATAAAAGATTTAGAAACTGAAATGCAAAACAATTATTCTCTACCTATAGATTGGTACATGAACTAATGCCAACATCTGTATATTTTAACAATTACAATTCTAAACAAGAACAAAATGTAATTGAAGATTTAATTGTAGAGTCCATAAAAATTATGGGCTTTGATGCTTATTATCTACCAAATGATAATGATGCGGCTCGTGATTTACTTTATGGTGAAGATCCAGTTAAAAAATTCAGTTCTGCTTTTCCATTAGAGATGTATCTTTCTTCTGACCCAACTGATTACATTGGTCAAAAAGATATATTCTCAAAGTTTGGTTTAGAAATTAAAGACGATGTAAATGTATTAGTATCTCGTAGATCATTCTCACAACGAGTTCCACAAAATACATTCACACGACCACGAGAAGGTGATTTAGTTTACGTGCCGTTTTTAAATGGTACTGGTGAATTGTTTGAAATTAAATTTGCAGAACAAGCAAAAGACTTTCATACACTAGGAAGAAAACAACCATATTTTTATGAATTGTATCTAGAGAAATTTAAATACTCACAAGAAATTATTGATACAGGTGTTGCTGACATTGATTTGGTGGTTACAAACAATGCTTATACACAGTCATTAAATACTGGTGCTGGTACAGGAAAATATACAATAAAAGAAACAGTATATCAGTCTACTAGTGGTACACAAAATACAGCGACTGCAGTGGCAGTTGTTCAGAGTTGGATACCATCATCTAATACATTAACAGTAACTAATATTGCAGGTGAATTTACACCTGGCCGTCAAATTATTGGTGCTTCAAGTAATGCTCGGTACACACTTGCAACATTTAATCCTTTAGAAGATCATTCTTATAGTGAAGAATATGATAATAATTTAATTGCAACAAATGCAAATTCTATTATTGATTTTTCAGAAACAAATCCTTTTGGTAACATATAATGGCCGCTATTTCATATAATAGAGTAATTCGTAAATTGGTTGTAGGTTTTGGTAATCTCTTTAAAGATATTACTTTAGTTCGTTACAATCCAAATTTGACCGAAGCACAACGTTTTCTTGTGCCAATTACCTATGCAACAAAAGAATTTTATGTGCGAAGATTGGAAGGTGATCCTAATTTAGATAAAAAGGTTCAGATTACATTACCAAGAATGTCTTTTGAAATGTCTGGTTTAAATTATGATGTTACCAGAAAATTAAATACGAATGTTAAATCATTTGCAAGAACAACCACAGGAACAATATCACAATATAATCCTGTGCCTTATGATTTTGATTTTAATCTTTACATCTATGTTCGTAATATAGAAGATGGTACACAAATTATAGAACATATATTACCGTTCTTTGCACCAGATTATACAATTAAATTAAATTTAATACCTGAAATGGGTATTATTAAAGAAGTACCAGTTATATTGAATTCAACAACTAATGAAATTCAGTATGAAGGTAATAAAGAAAATGAAACACGTTTAATTATTTGGACTTTAAATTTTACTGTTAAAGGTTTTGTTTTTGGTAAAACATCTACAACCAATTTAATTACACATTCAATTACAAATATATTGAATAATGTAACATCAAATGATTTAGTTTTGTTTGAGATGAATAATAATGGACTTGGAACATATCAAGTGGGTGAGATTGTTTATCAAGGTTATTCGGCACAGATGGCCACAGCAACAGCTAAAGTTACTTATTGGAGTGATAATACATTACACTTGACAGAAATTAATGGAAACTTTATTTCAAACGAACCTATCATTGGCCAAACATCTGGTTCAAACTATCTCTTTACTGCATATCAAATACAACCAAAAACATTAGCAAGAATAAATGTTACACCAATGCCAACCGATGCCAATGTTACAACACCACGTATAGCAATTTCACAAATCTCTGAAACACCAGATATTGATTTTGGTTTGTTACCAACTGACTTTGCTGGTGATCTTATGGAACAAGTTGGTCGTGATGACCTACATATAATACAAGAAAAACGAACAGATTTACAATAAAGGTAATTAAAATGTCTAGAACACTACAATTCAAACGTTATAGTGCATCAGCTTTGGCAGGAGTAACCGGTGCCAATGGTGAAATAATTATTGACACCACCAATCAAACATTAACAATTCATGACGGTGTAACTCCAGGTGGTCGTTCGCTTGCAACAGCAAACACAAGATTATCAACTACTGGTGGAACAGTAACAGGCAATTTAGTTGTAACAAATACAATCACAGCATCAAATTTAATTTCAAGTAATACGATCACTTCAAATAATTTAACAATTACTGGTAATCTTGTTGTTGATGGTGTTATATTACAATGGCACACACCAATACCTTTAACATCTAAAGGTGATCCTGGTGATAAAGCAGGTTATATTGCCATTGATAATGACAAACTTTATCGTTGTGTAGAAGATTATACAAATGGTGCAAACAACATTTGGCGATATATAAACTTTACTGGCGGCACTTGGGGTTAATAATGGCAAAACAAACAATTAATGTAGGTACTGTAGCGAATGATGGTACCGGTGATACAATAAGAGCATCATTTGTTAAAACAAATGAAAATTTTACAGAGTTATACACTTCTGTTTCTTCACTTCAAGCTAGTGATGCAGACCTATCAGCCATAGCAGCACTAAGTGGCACTAGTGGTTTTTTGAAAAAAACATCAGCCAATAACTGGTCATTAGATACCAACACATATCTCACATCAATCACTTCTGGCCAAGTAACATCTGCATTAGGATACACTCCGTATGATGCATCAAATCCAAACAATTATACAAACAATACTGGTACAGTTACCAATGTAGAAGGTTCTGGTTCAGTTAGTGGATTAACATTAACAGGAACAATTACAACATCTGGTAGTTTGGTGTTGGGTGGTTCATTAACTTTAACAAGTGCAAATGTTGTAACCGCTCTTGGTTTTACTCCATATGATTCTTCTAATCCAAATGGATATATTACTTCAGCTAATTTATCTGGCAACACCGTGTATATTGCAGGTGTTGATCTCACACAAAACACTAACATTACAGCAGCTGATACCAAAGCACAAGGTGCATTTGATAAAGCAAATTCTGCCAATGTTCTAGCACAAGCTGCCTTTGATAAAGCAAATACAGGTATTGGAATTAGTATAGATGAATATGCTAGAACAACTGCAAATGCAGCAACAAGTAATACAGTAATTATTCAAGGAGTAGATGTTAGCCAAAATACTCGTTTGACAATTATTGAAGGTGTAAATGTTGGTCAAAATACACAACTAACGTATTTACAATCTGCATTAAATACCGCAAATGCAAATATTGATGCAGCAGCTCAAACTGTTCCACAAAATGCCAGAACATCAGACTATGTGTTACAATTAACTGATGCAGGTAAACACATTTATTATACACAGGCAACAAATTCAACATTATATATTCCAAATGCAGGTCAAAGAGTGTTTCCAAATGGTGCAACCATTATGGTTATTTCTCAAACAACATCAAGCGCAAACGTAACCGTATCTCCAAATACTGGGGTATCATTGTATCTTGCTGGTAATACAACAAGTGCTTCACGAATTATCACCACATATGGCATGGCAACACTAATTCAAGTTGCAGCAAATACTTGGTTTATTAATGGTACAGGAGTAGTATAATGAGTGCCATTATGGTTATGGTGACAAACATTGCATCAGCAATTCGGTCAGCTGCAGCCGTAATAACTCCCACAGGAACAACAAAATTATGGACATGGGGAAGAAATCAATATGGCCAATTAGGACTCAGTGACACCATTACTCGTTCTAGTCCAACACAAGTTGGATCAGGAAATACATGGAGCATGATAGCCGGCACACAATTTAGCACAGCAGCAATCAAAACTGATGGTACACTATGGACATGGGGTTTGGACTATTACGGTTCATTAGGAGATAATACTTCTACATTTAAAATTAGATCAAGTCCAGTTCAAATAGGAACAAATACAAATTGGAGTCAAATAGTTGCAGATTCAGCGTGTATGTTTGCAATTAAAACTGATGGTACTTTATGGACGTGGGGCATTGGTGGATACGGTGGTACAGCACAAAATGATAGAGTTTATCGATCCAGTCCAACACAAGTGGGAAATCAAACATGGAGTAATATTAGTGGTAATTTGCAAACTATATTAGCTATTAAAACTGATGGTACACTATGGGGTTGGGGTAATAATCAACAATTTCAATTAGGATTAAATAGTGGTGGATCATATGATCGCAGATCCAGTCCAGTTCAAATAGGAACAAATACAAATTGGAGTAAAGTTTCTGCTCACGATGATCACACTTTTGCTATTAAAACAGATGGTACTTTATGGTCTTGGGGAGCAAATTATCCTGGCCAATTAGGACAAAATGATAGAGTTTATCGATCCAGTCCAACTCAAGTGGGATCAGCAACCAATTGGAATACGGTTTCAGAAAGAGAAGCGCATGTTTTAGCCACAAAAACTGATGGTACGTTATGGACATGGGGATATAATAATAATGGCCAATTAGGACTTAATGATAGGGTTAATCGATCCAGTCCTACTCAAGTAGGAACAGGAACAAATTGGAATAAAGTGTTTGTTTCAGAAATGACAGATTCGGCCAGTTTGGCTACCAAGATTGATGGCACTTTATGGTCATGGGGTTATGGTGATTACGGTGAATTAGGATCAAATTCATGGCCAATTTATAGATCCAGTCCGGTACAAATAGGAACAGGCACTACATGGAGCCAATTGTATGGCGGCAGAGAATTTATTGCTGCCATCACAGATGATAATTATAGTCCTCCATCACCGCCGCCACCTCCGCCGCCACCGCCTGGATCATTATATACTTGGGGACGAAATAATACAGGTTCACTTGCACTCAATGACCAAATTCATCGATCAAGTCCAACACAAGTAGGATCAACTGCAGGATGGAGTAAAATAAACAAAGGTTATTTTGGTGCATTGGCAATTAAAACCGATGGCACGTTATGGTCATGGGGAAATAATCAATTTGGTGCATTAGGATTAAGCACCGTATGGAATGATTACAAATCTAGTCCAGTTCAAATTGGTGCATTAACAAATTGGAGTAAAGTTGGAACTTCAAATTATGGAAATTTTGCAATTAAACAAGATGGCACGTTATGGTCATGGGGGTATAATGGAGCTGGCGTATTAGGACTTAATGATATAAATCATCGTTCCAGTCCAACACAAGTGGGAACGTCAACAAATTGGTCACATATTAATCTTAATAGAACTTCTGTAGTATCTGCAATTAAAACAGATGGAACATTATGGATGTGGGGATATAATTATGGTGACTACTACCTTGGTGGAATACTTGGGTATCGAAGCAGTCCAACACAAGTGGGAACGTCAACAAATTGGCTAATAAGTTCTTCGGATTATGCTAGTTCTGCTATTAAAACGGATGGTACGTTATGGACTTGGGGTTCCAATATATATGGAACAACAGGATTAAATATGGATACTGGAAATGTTAATTCTCCAACACAAATAGGAACAGGAACTAACTGGTCACAGATATCTACAGGAATAAGATTAGCGGGTGCCACCAAAACTGATGGTACACTATGGACATGGGGAAGAAATAATTTTGGACAATTAGGAATTGGTACTAATACAGACAAATCCAGTCCAACACAAGTAGCAGGAACAACTTGGAATTTAATTAGTATGGGAAGTTATTATCATGCTGCAGCCATCAAAACTGATGGCACTTTATGGACATGGGGACGTAATAATTGGGGCCAATTAGGAATTAATCTTATTGGAGAACAATTGAGTCCGGTTCAAGTAGGAACAGGAACAACTTGGAATCAAATTCAGGCTGCCTCACAAACTTCTTTTGCAATTAAAGATTAATTATATGAATGATTTAAATAAAAACTTAGCAGATGTATTTGATGTAACACCAATACCAGAAGATAAAAAAGAAAAGCTTCCTGTGTTGTCGGTGAAATACAATGAACCAGATATGAAACAGGATTTAACTGACGCATATCAACAATCAAAAGAAAATCTACAAGGCATTATTGACCAAGGCAAAGACGCCATGGAAGAAATATTAAATATTGCCAAAGCAGGTCAACATCCACGTGCATTTGAAGTTTATTCTGGTTTATTAAAAAATATGACAGAAGCAAATGACAGACTTCTCAAAATACAAAAAGAGATGCGTGAGATGGACGAAGAAAAGAAAAAGAACACTGGTACCAATATTGATAAAGCCATTTTTGTCGGTTCAACATCTGAACTGAGCAAACTGTTAAAGAATAATGCCGGCAAAGAATAAAGAATCTTACCGTGATAACCCTCTACTCAAACGAGTAGGAGTTCAAGTCAATTTTACCGAAGAACAAGTTGATGAATATATCAAATGTTCTAGAGATCCTATCTATTTTGCCAAATACATTAAAATTATTACACTAGATGAAGGTGTAACTGATTTTAAGATGTATGACTTTCAAAAAGATATGATACAGACATTTCACAAAAATCGTTTTACGATTATGAAATGTCCACGTCAGGTTGGTAAAACTACCACAACTGTGGCATATCTTCTCTGGACAATATTATTTCAAGATGCACAATCGATTGCCGTTCTGGCCAACCGTGGTGAAACTGCTCGTGGCATTCTTGGTAAATTACAATTGGCCTACGAGAATCTACCTATGTGGTTACAGCAAGGCGTGGTTGAGTGGAATAAAGGTCGAGTAGAACTAGAGAATGGTTCTGTTATTATCGCCTCCTCCACGTCATCCTCAGCGGCCCGTTCTGGTTCTTTTAACATTGTGTTCTTAGACGAGTTTGCATTCGTACCTTCTAATATTGCCACAGAGTTCTTTACTTCCGTTTATCCAGTTATTACTGCTGGTACACGAACAAAGATTATTATTGTTTCCACACCAAATGGCATGAATCTGTTCTATAAAATATGGACAGATGCCATCAATAAGAAAAATAATTATGTTCCGTTTGAAGTTCATTGGTCGATGGTGCCAGGTCGTGATGAAAACTGGAAAGAAGAAACGATACGAAACACATCTGAACACCAGTTCCGCCAAGAGTTTGAAACGGAGTTTTTAGGTTCGACCAACACACTTATCTCTGGTACCAAGTTACAGGCGATGACATATAAAGAACCTATGGCCGAACATGATAAGATGAAAATCTATGAATATCCAATTAAAGGAGATGATGAAACTACCAAAGACCATTTATACTGCATTTGTGTGGATGTTTCAGAAGGTAGAAACTTAGACGCTTCTGCATTTTCGATAATTGATATATCAACCACACCATACAAACAAGTGGCAACATACAAGAGTTCATCAATATCACCAATACTATTCCCAACGGTGATCGTTAATGCTGCCAGAATGTATAACGAAGCCTACATTTTAGTAGAGATAAATAATAATCCACAGGTAGCGGATATCATACACCAAGATTTTGAGTATGAGAATCTCTGGAAAATATTTACAGGAAACAAAAAACCACAACAATTATCTTCAGGTTTTGGTCGTGGAGTCCAGATGGGACTCAAAATGTCGGTTGCTGTCAAACGAGTTGGTTGTTCAAATCTAAAAACACTAGTCGAAAGCAACAAATTACTGATACCTGATTTCGATACTTTATCCGAATTAACCACCTTTACAGCAAATAAAACGTCTTTTGCTGCCGAAGATGGAGAAAACGATGATTTGGTGATGACTTTAGTTGTTTTTGCTTGGGCTGCCACACAAAAATACTTTAAAGAAATTGTAAGTCATGATATAAGAAAACAAATTCAGTTGGAGAACATGAACCAGCTGGATGAAGAAGTATTACCGGCACCCATTATTGACGATGGTAGACAACATAATTTTGAAGTAATGGACGGTGACCTTTGGGAAGTTGCAAATGGCGATGAGATTTATTCAGGTTTCATTAGAGATACCTTAAAAAATCTATAAAAGTGACTAATCATAAATATTAACATGGTATCTTAGTAACCAAAACAAAACAATATCAAGGAGATAACAAATGGCATTTCAAATCTCTCCAGGCGTAAGCGTATCTGAAGTCGATTTAACGACAGTTGTACCTTCAGTTCTGACTACGGCCGGTGCATTTGCTGGAAAATTCGTATGGGGTCCAGGAAATAAAATAATTTCTGTTGAGAATGAAGTTAATTTGGTAAAAACATTTGGTAAGCCAGATGCGAACACCTATGCTTCGTTTTTCACTGCTGCAAGCTTCTTAGCTTACGGTAACAATCTTAAAGTTGCT